ATTTTATTAATTTTGATGCTGCTATGACTAGTATTGCACTTCCTACATTTCCTAAATATGTTCAATGGATTTTTGATACAATGGCAGACTATGGGCCGCCAAATGGTAAACCTTTTAGTATAATAGGAGATGCAGTATTTTGGCCAGGTGAATTAGATGTGGCAATACTTCCAGAGTCTTTTAAAACTCAAATGGATCAAGCAATACAAATAGTAAAAGAAAACAAAATACCTAATTGTGTAAACAAAAAAAATATTTTAGTATTTTTTGAAGGAATAAAGTCTCGCATTGGTTCTAACTATCAAGAAGATTATAAAAATACAGTTGCACAGTTTTTAGTACCAAAACAAAAATATAAAAAGACAGATAAACTTATGAGATTAGCAGAGACCCTGGGAGAACAACAATGACACAAGATGACATCTATAGATTACAATACCTTGCAGGTATTATAAACAAGGAAGGTGATACTATAAAGCCTACTGACGAGTCTAACCTAAGCATTGTAGGTAGTAAAAAAGGTGAGTATCAACGTAAGCATAATGTACAACCAGGAACTGACGAGTGGTTCAAACTATGGTTTTCGAGACCAAAACTAACTGGCGAAGACCCTACACCAAAGCAAGGCGGATAACATGTTAATTAACGAAGTAATTATCTTACAAGAAGAAGCACTAGATATCAACTCTATTGTAACACCTGCTATCAAATACTTGGATAAAGTATTTAAAGATAATAACTTTGAAATACGTATTGTTGGTGGCGCAGTGCGTGACATTGCACTAAACAAATCACCCAAAGATATTGACTTTGCCTCAGATGCAACACCAGATGAAATGATTGCTATGTTTGATAAAGAAGCAATCAAATACATTCCTACAGGTTTACAACACGGAACAATTACCGCAGTAGTAAACGGAGAAGATTTTGAAATCACAACACTAAGAGCAGACAAAGAAACAGACGGCAGACATGCTGAAGTTGAGTTTGTTAAGAGTTGGGAAGAGGATGCTAAACGCAGAGACTTAACATACAATGCTATGAGCATGGATATGGAAGGCAATGTATTTGATTACTTTGGTGGCATGGACGACTTACAAGATAAAGTTAGTAAGTTTGTCGGTGACCCAGAAGAAAGAATTACAGAAGACTATTTGAGAATATTAAGATACTTTAGATTTCAAGGTAGACTTTCAACGCCTACTTGGGATAAAGACACACTGAAAGCAATCAGTTCAAATGCAGAAGGTTTGAAAAAGATAAGTGCTGAAAGAGTATGGCAAGAAATGGGCAAAGTTCTTTCAGGTAACAACGTTGCGAATATATTAGATTATATGGCTAAGACTGGTGTTAGTAAAGTTATAGGATTATCAACTAGTGACTTGAACAAAGTAAAAGATAATGGTAATTCTATTGTTGCATTAGCACAGACTGGCAATACAATAGATATAGCAAAGCGTTGGAAACTAAGTAAAGTTCAAGCAACTATGTTAGACTTTCTAGTTAAGAATAAGAATAACACACTTGACCAAAAGAAAGTAGAAGATATGATTGCTGATGGAGTTGATAAAGAATTGATATCAGCACTAGCAACACTACAAGGCAAAGAAGTAAACATAGACGCAGAAGTTCCAAACTTTCCGATAACAGGTGCTGACTTGATTGCCAAAGGCATGAAACCAGGACCAGAAATTGGTGCTAAACTTGGACAATTAAAACAGAAGTGGAAAGATAGCAACTTTAAATCAACTAAAGATGAATTACTAGGTGAGAGTAAGTTATTTGAAGCAGTACATAGATTTATGACAGGACATGGTGTTACTTTTGCTGGCAAGAAATATGATGAGATAGAGATTGAAGTGACTGGTACTGATAATGTGAATAAGAAGTATATTGTCACAATACTTGCACCAAAAGAACTATTTGGTAAACAAACTCAAATCTCTTCTAAGTATATGAACAGAGGACCATGGACTAAGACAAAAGTAGATAACGTATTTGGAGGCGAATGATGAAACTTACTGAAAAGCAGTTTAAACATTATATTGAAAAATATAAAGAACATGAAGCAAACAGAACAAGCACTAATGAAAGAAACAGATACTGGAAAGAGTATTTCACTCCATCCAGAACAGAGACTAGTTTTAATATGAACAAATTTTAATATGGATAATAAAACATTAGAATTACTTTTAGCAAATTACAAAGCAATTTATAGTCAAATGAAATTGCCATGTGCTGAGAAAGAGCGATTTGAGAAATTGATTGCTAACGTAGAAGAAGAATTACAAACAAAAAATACTATAGTACCAGACCCAGACATTATATATTCAAAAGAATGGTGTTCATGTGGACATAAAATCATAGATTGTGATTGTAAAGCCGGGTGTAAATGTGGTTGTAATAAGAAATTCTTAGGGGCATATTAACTTACGACTTAATTTTTAGTAAAATAGATAAATACTAGTGTTAAACCATAGTTCACAACACTATTATAGGAGATAAAGAAAATGGCAAGAACGTTAGACACATTTGGTGTACCTACTGATTCAGGCAATGGAGCCTCAACGAGTGGTATTTTACAACCAAAACTTAACTATAGATTCCGTGTAGTAGTTGCTGGTTTTGGTGGTGTAGGTGTAAGCACACAAGAATTTACGAGACAGGTTATGAATGTATCCCGTCCAAAAGTTTCACATGAGTCAATTCCATTAGATTCATACAACTCACGTATGTATGTTATGGGTAAGCACACATGGGAACCGATTACAATTACTTTACGTGATGATATCGCAAACAATTTGACTAGATTAGTTGGTCGTCAAGTACAGACGCAATTAGACCATAGAACTCAAAGAGGTCCTTCAGCAGGTACTAACTATAAGTTTTCAACATTGATTGAAATCTTAGATGGTAACTCAGGTGATGCGACTGAAACTTGGGAACTGGAAGGTTGTTTTGTTACTAATGCAGACTATTCACAAACTGATTATGCGGTTTCAGACCCAGTTACAATCACATTAACACTACAGTATGATAATGCTATGTTGAATGATGATTTGATGCCTGAGATTCCATTCCAAAACAATTCATCTTCAGCAGGTTAATAGAGGCGCAAGCCAATGGCTGATGAAAGACAAAGTGCTAAGAACACTACAGGAAGAGTTTTAGCGGACAGTGCTAACGCAAAACATAGATTTGGTTTTGCGGGCGCTGGCAATCGTACTCTAGGTGGTACAGCACCAAAACTTTCTGATTTATTCTTTTTAGAATTCACCACAGTTACTGAAGGCAGTTCACAGATACTGCCAGATGTATCTGTATTAGCAAAATCAGTATCCCCAATTTCAATTCAAACATCTAGTATGCCTGTTGACCAATACGGTAAACGAGTTTATATTCCAACACGTGTTGACTTTCCAGAAGTAAGTCTTACGATGTATGATTCAATTGATGGCAAAGCATTTGATATAGCCAGTCAAATATATGGTAAGTTCTTTAAGAACCAATCAGCAGAAGTAACTGGCGCAACAGCCGAAGAAGTTATTACAAGTAATAACAGACATGGTAGAAAGTTGCCAGATGCAGAACACGAATACTATCATCAGCATTTTGAAAAGGTAACAATATATCATTTCTTTGGTAACCTTGATTCTGCTAATGACTCTGGCATGGAACAATCAATTGCAGGAAACACTGGGCAAGGAACAATTCAAAAAATTGAATTAATAAATCCATTAGTTACAGGTATGGTGTTTTCGGGTAGTGACTATAGCACCGCTGAATTGAGAACGTTAGACCTAACACTTCAGCCAGAAAATGTAATATTAGGAAAACCAGAAGAAGGCGTAACATTCCCAGATTGGATGACGCAAGGTATGAATTACATAATGGACACATTAGTCTATGAGCCTAGAACAGCAGTTTATACCTATCCTACAGAACAAGAAGCAAGAGAAAAATTTGCAGGAACTGAAGAAGAGATTGCTAGAAAAGAAGCAATTATAGATGAAGCGAATGATAGAGATACAAACTTTAAACTTAATGAGTTGATGCAATTGTATAATGCTCAAATTCAAAACCCTAATGAACAAGGCAACGAAGCATTAGCGACTGCCTTAAAATCTCGTATAGGCACATTAGATGCCGCAAGAGCGAACAAGTTCAACAAAACAGGAAATGATGAATTTAACGTTAGGGATGAATCTACTTATAAATCAGTATATCTAAATCCTGATGTGCCAACATTTGGTGGTGTTGGAAGTAGTAATCCACCTAACACTCAGTTTGTTCCATATTCTCCTGATTTAGGTGATGCAATGGTACAAGAGTTAGTAAGTTCAACATTTGGTAATCGTAGTTTTAATGCAAACAATGTTTTTGACCTAAAAAATCAAATGAGAGGCCTTGCAAATGAAGTTCAGTCAGCAATGACAAGTAACTTGCCAAGTAACTTCTTAACAGTAGATGGACAAAGAGTTTTAGATGCGGCAATTAATGCTAACAAAGGCGCTTTCATAACAAGTACACCGGCAATCAATCCTGCTACAAACACAGATAGAAAAGTTATTAACACAGGAAATCACACAGGTGTTAGTAAACAAATCGTAAATAGAAAACTATTTGATTAATAAGAGATAGACATGAAATTAGATATATTAACAGCAAAATTATTAAAGAAAGGCTTCGCACAAGAAAAAGCAGAAGCATATGCTGTGGAAATTACAAAAATAGCAAGAATGTATGGTGTAAACTCATATGATTTCATAGACGAACTCTCAGAAGAATCTGATTTCACTGAATTAGGTGCAGTCATCTTTAATAATGCTTTGCGATTTGGTTACAAGACGGGCAAACTTGCTCCTCGTTCTCCAAACACTTATGTCGCAAGGGCAATTATTAAATAATGGCAAAATTTCACAAAGGCAAATACACAGTAATAAACGAAGAAAAATACTCAGGAAATGGTTCACCCATTTTTAGAAGTAGTTGGGAACAAACGTTTATGCAATTTTGCGACAACAATCCAAATGTTATGGCATGGGCAAGTGAACCTGTCAGAATAACATACAAACATCCTTTAACTGGCAAACTAACATCATATGTTCCTGACTTTGTAGTTGTATACAGAGATTCGAATGGTAAAAAGAATGCAGAGTTAATTGAAATCAAACCTGCTAATCAATCTAATCCTAAATTTGCACGTGGTAGGGCACAACAGGCACAAGTAGCAATAAATTATGCTAAGTGGGATGCCGCTACACATTGGGCAAAAAAACGAGGCATGAAGTTTAGAGTTCTTAATGAGGGTGATATCTACTCTAATACTAAGAAACCTAAAGCAGTCAAAAAACCTAAGAAACCAATTAAACCAAGATAACACACCTTAGGACCGATATAAGTTACTTATATCTAAGGTGAGGATGCCGTTATCCATTAGTTGTATCGCTACTACGACTACAAAAAACGGCAACTTTATTTTTGATAAATACGAATATAATTAATTAAGAGTGTATATTATGACAAAGAAACTAGAAGAAACATTCAATATAAGTCCAGCAGAAGAAGAACCTGTTGAAGAAGTAGAAGAAGAAACTCCTACAATTGAAGAATCTACAGAATTAACTAATATTCTCTATTCAGAGTTAAAAACTACTGAAAAGATTGACAGTGCATTGCCACTTGTACAAGACCTTAATCAACATGATAAAGAGATGGATGATATTCATCAAAAGGCATTAGACGCATTTAACGATTTAGTTCAACTAGGAATGAACGTAGAAGTACATGCGGGTGCTAAGTTGCTAGAAACAGCAAATCAGATGCTAAAAACGGCTATGGAAGCAAAAGACAGCAAAGTTGATAGAAAACTAAAGATGATTAATCTTCAATTGCAAAAAGCAAAGTTAGACCACAGTGTTAAGAAGTCATTACCAGAGGGTTCAGAACTAGAAAGTGACGGAGCAATCACAATTGACCGAAATGAACTACTAAAACGCATTGACAATGCCCAAAAAGACATTAAAAATGATAAATAAGAATAGAACAATTATACTTTAAAACATATTTGGAAAGCGTTATGAAAACATTTAAACAATATTTAACAGAGTCCACTAAAGAACATAAATTTACACTAAGATTCTGTTGCGACTTAGATGAAGCAGGTGCAAATCGTATTGAGACATTCTTGTCAAAATATGACCTTAAGTCGATGTCAAAAACATCTACTACACCAATCACTAAGAACCCAATGTTTTTCAAAGACGTAGAGAATTCAAAAGTCTCAAAAGTCGATATAGCAACAGGCTATCCATTATCAGCAGATATTCTAAGACAACAACTAAGTGATTTACTTGGTATGCATCTTACACATGTTGCTGTTCATCCTGAAGGATGGGAACCAGAAGAAGAGGTTGTTGACGAAGATAAAGAGGCATTATTGGCATCAGATTATGATGAAACATCAGACGATGGCAAGACATATGGTAAAACTTTTGTAGATAAGTTTTTAAATGATTTAGAGAAAAAAGAGCATGATGTTGTAGAGAACGAATTAAGTGTAACGCCTGCAACTGACCCTGCACAAGAACAAATGTCAAAAGATGAGAAATCTACTCCATCTGTCATAACAGGAGACGAAAATGACTAAGAAATATACCTTAACAACATCAGAGGAAACTGTTACAGAAAATCCAGAAGATATCATCAGATTAATGAAACTAGCAGGTCTTTCTAATGCACAAGCAGTTGCTGAAGAAGAAGTAAACGAAGAAGTTTATGAGCCTACTGAAGCAAATGACGAATTAGACTTAGATGATTATTCTAAGAAATCTCCAGAAAGCATTTCTAAACAGAAGAAAAGTTTAGACAAAGCACCTTCAAAAGGTGACAACCCATTAGAGTATTCATTAGACGAAAACGAAATCTATGAAGCGATGATGAAAGAATTCAACGAAATCGAAGAAGTTGACGAAGGCAAACTTCCACCTGGATTACAAGCATACCAGGATAAGAAAAAAGGCAAAAAATCTGACAAAGAAGAAACAGATGAGTCAATTGAAGAATCAAAGCCAGACTTTTTAGACTTAGACAAAGATGGCGACAAAAAAGAGTCAATGAAAAAAGCGGCCAAGGATAAAAAAAAAGCAGATGAATCATTAGACGAAGCAACAAAAGGTTGTTCTGACTGTGAGTATATGAAAGATGAAACTGATGGTGAAATCGACACTTGTGATGAGTGTGCCGCTGAAGAACGTCAGAAAGCAAACGAAGAAACTGTAACTGAAGATAAATCAGTTTGGGCAGATTTCAAAAAAGCATACGCATCAATGGATCCAGAATCTGAAGACAGAATGTTCTTTAGTTTAAAAAATTGGTCAGGACATCGCTTTGAAGTTCAAAGTGACATAGAAGGCGAAAACGGAACAATAGTTCTAGGTATGCATGTAGCAGACGAAAATGGTGAGCCTGATTTCCTTCAAAATAGAAAGTTTGCATTAAGCGATGTTGAAGCAAATATAACTGGCGCTGGTTGGTATGAAGATGGCGGAACAGTACTTAAGACAACTGTTGGTGATTTCGAAGGAATGGACATGGAAGAAGAAGAGGTTACTGAGCCAAAAGAATCTTCAGATATGGACAGACTTAAAAAATTGTCAGGTATGTAATTAATGCATGGTGATAGAGGTAACATTAAGATAGTTTGGTTAATGTTATTCTTATGTGTCTTCTTACATATCGGAGTAATACCAGTATGGATGTGGTATATAGGTCTATAATAAAGAATTAAACAAAGAAAGTCTCCTTAGTGAGACTTTTTTTATGGGCGCCCAATAAAAAACCCGACATAAAGCCGGGTTCTCTAAAATATTTCAGAGTAGATTAGTAACCGTAAGTTTCGTCATTATTTCTGATAACTGTAGACGCAGTATCACCAATTGAACCAAAATCCTGTGTGTCAACTTTAACACCAGTAATTGTGCCTAAATCAGTATAGCCACGTGTTCTACCAGTAGAACCTAACGCCGCAGAACTATGTCCTGCACCTCTAGTTGGTAAATCATCACCGCTTGATGTAATAGCACCAAAGTCATCCATCTCTCTTAAATCGATAGTACGTCTAACTTTGACCTTACGCATTCCAGCGACTGCTCTTAAACCTCTATATCTTGCCATTTTTATTTCTCCCATGTAATGATGTCGAAGGTGGGAATCCCTCAATCATCAATAGTATTTATCACATATGCCATATTATTAAGTTCTAACGAATGATAAATACTATTATAATTAAGTGAGTATTTAATGGCAGATTTAACTAAAAAACCATACGCAAAGACACAATTTAGTAATGCACAATTATTAGAATTCAGTAAGTGCATGAATGACCCATTCTATTTTTTGAATCATTACTTTATGATTCAGCATCCTACAGAAGGTCAAATGTTGTATAAAGCATATGATTATCAAACCGAGTTGACAAATTCATATCACAATTATAGATTTTCTATATCTATGTTGGGCAGACAGATGGGCAAGTCAACGACTGCTGGTGGATATCTATTGTGGTATGCAATGTTCAATCCAGACCAAACAGTGCTAATTGCGGCACACAAATATTCTGGTGCCCAAGAAATTATGCACAGAATTAGATATGCCTATGAGATGTGTCCAGACTATATTAGAGCAGGTGTAACAAACTATAATAAAGGTAGTATTGAGTTCGATAATGGTTCACGTATTATTGCTCAAGCAACAACTGAAAACACTGGTCGTGG